AAGTTGTCAAAGCGGGAAAGAAAGTTCTTGCGATGGCGAGCATGCCATTTTCCTCGAAGTACGAGGCGGAAGAAGTATGGGGAATCAACACAAAACAAGGAATGAAATTTATTAACCTTTAATTTTATAGGGTAATGCACACGAGGAGATGGATATGGGAGCATCTTTGAGATACTGGTTCGAATCCGGGCGTGTGCTTTCGTCGGAACTTATAACATGAGGAGTAGACGAGGATGTGGGTTTACCATATAAAAACTGGACACAACCCAGTTCCCACATTTTATAATCATGGAAGAAAAATGGGTATACTGCGGGAAGTGTATGAAGAAGCTAAGGCCTAAGACAGACGAAGACCCTTACTTCGAGAGATGCGCTGAATGTGTGGAGAAGTATGGATAGTTACTAGGGAGTAGTTACAATCTACTAAGAATTCTCTGAGGGGGTGTTTACTACTCAAAACCAATACTTCTAAATCCGCTTTCAATACGCAAGCAAAACGTATAAGCTTATTTGCTTTCGCAAATAACTCGATGCTTCGCTCGAGCCAAAGGGCTTATAGGTTTAGCGTGCTAATACATAAGCTGGGCTTAGCCCAGCATACTAGCAAGCCAATCAGCGACGCTACGCTTTGCTTCTAAGAATATGGCAATGTGGTAGACTTGGCAATTAGGGGCTTCGCGTTAAGAGCTCGCCCCCCCACTCCTCGCTTCGCTCGGAGCCCCCCCCAAAGCCCTAAAGACAAATTTATAAATCTTTCATTATCTTGATAGTGAGTGTCTTTGAGAAGCTTGCTTCTCAAAGGGGAAAGAGATTTATAAATTTAACTGAAAGTGGGAACCACCAACCAGTAGTCAAGCATCTTTATTAATAAGGACATCTATAATCAATAATGAAAACCAACAAACAGAGAGCTTCTGTGCTTGAGAATGTTAGTTCTATAGGTATTCCAAAATATTATAATGTATGATGTTCGTAAATTGGAGGCTCATTTAAAACCCCTCCATTGCATTATAGTTCGTGTTTATCTTTATTAAACTGTGTGTGTGATGAATGATTTACAACGATGAAGCATATTACTAAAAAGCTCAGCCTTCTTCCCCTGCATCAAAGAGACTGACGTCAGCTGGGGGTATATTAGGGGGTGGGTTATTGAGAGACTGTCGAGAGTGATAGATAGATTTAAATAGTAGGACACACACACACTTATATGGAAAGAGAACAAAGAATAAAAGATAGTATGGATTTAATGGTGCACACCGACGACAAGAAAATTATAATTAAATTAATGAAGAGATGGGGAATTTCTCACAGAACGGCACGGGAATATCTTGATGTAATGTTAGACAATGATAAGTGAATGGGAACAAGCAGAACACGATAGAAAGATGGAAATCTGGGCAAAAAAATATCCTTTCGCTGCAATGATGATGTTTAGTAATAAACCGTTCAAAGATAAACTACAATATGCAGAAGAACAATATGCCAAACACTAATTACATCAAGGGGCGTAGATATGAATATAAACTCGTTCACGAACACAAGGCAAGAGGCTTTGACATCTGCCAACGGACAGCAGGGTCTCGAAGTCCAGTAGATATATTCTGTATTAGCTTTGAGAATAGGATGATTAAGTTTATTCAAGCCAAGCCTAAAAGTATGAGTGATGCCGCAATACAAAGATTAGAGGAAAAGGAGAAGAGATTTAATGGAGTATTCGATTGCATCTTTAGGGTAATGTGAAGTACGATATATTAAAGCCGTGGCAATCATTAGACCCATGGCAAGAGAAGATACTCGCAACGCCGGGGAATATTTGTGTTAGAAGTGGGAGACAAGTAGGGAAATCTACGGTTGTCTCAATCAAAGCGGGTGAGTATGCTATGAAGAATAAGAATAAAGTTATTATGGTTGTGGCTGCGGTTGAACGTTCAGCTTATTTGCTCTTTGAAAAGATATTGTCATACATCCACGCCCGAAACAAGAAGAGTATAAGTGGGCGGCCTACCAAGAAAGAAATCAAATTAAAGAATGGGTCAAAGATATTATGTTTACCGACGGGGGATAGTGGGTTTGGAATCAGAGGACACACAATAGATTTATTAATCGCAGATGAGGCAGCCTTTATTAATGATGACGTTTGGACGGCGGTGACCCCAATGCTTACGGTCACAGGTGGAGACACATGGTTACTTAGCACACCATTAGGGAGAGAGGGATATTTCCATGATTCGTTTGAGGATGATAACTATACTGCGTTTCATATATCAACCGAGGAAGTCTGTGAGATGAGGAGTGGAGTGATTAAGTTAAACATGGAACACTTAATTGATAGTGCAAAAAGGAGAATGTCCAAAGCCCAATATATGCAAGAAATACTAGGAGAATTCTCCGACGTTTTAACTCGTGTCTTTACTACGGAATGGATTAAGTCCGTTTGCACTCTCCCCCAATCAAACTCAGTTGGGGGAGACTTATTCTTAGGTGTAGATATTGCAGGAATGGGAGAGGATGAATCCACGTTCGAGGGACTGCGAGGAACCAAGGATAACCTCATACAATTCCACCACGAAACTACTCAGAAAACTCGGACAACCGACACAGAAAACAAAATCATTTATCTCGAGAATAAATACAAATTTAATAAAATCGGTTTAGATGATGGAGGGATGGGAGTGGGCGTCTTCGACCATTTGTTAATCAATGATTTGACAAAGAGAAAGATTATCGCGTTGAACAATGCACGTCGGTTTATTGATGACGAAGGAAAAGAGAAAGGATTGATGAAGGATGATATGTATATGAATTTGTTAGTGATGGGGGAACGTGGAGAACTCCAACTATTTGATAATGAAGATATTAAGTTAAGTCTCAAATCTATTCAATGCGAAAAGACAGGAGGAAAGTCAAGAATCATGGGGGAATACTCACATATCACAGAAGGATTGATTAGGGCGGCTTGGTGCGCGAAACAGAAAGGTTTAAAGATATGGGTTTGTTGAGGAGAAGATGGTAGGAACTATATGCTCAAGCTGGCAGGCAATAACAAAAGCAGGAGCAAACGTTAGTGCAACTCTCACAACAGAATATGATGATTTTATTGAAGAAGCCGAGGGATATATTTCTGCGGTGGTAAAGTATGATTTAATTGCAAACTGGGGGACGGTATCGGGGCAAGTTGTGGCACCAGCGATAGAGGAATACTGCGCTCGAAGTGCGGCGGTTCAAGCAATAGGTTATGATATGAGTGGCTACACTTCAAGAGTAGAAGCAGAGGATATGATTAATGTTCATCTATTCAGAATGAATGAAATAAAAGAAGTCTTAGAGAAAGCAGATGTACAAGACTTCATCGGAGTATAAATGGCTTTGAAACTTCCGGGTGCAAAAAACATATTCCCTCACGGTAGAGAAACTGATACTGGGGGAGGAAATGAAAGAATAGGGCAGGCTACGGTTATTGTTTCTCTCGATGGGACTGGGGACACAGATTCTATTCAGGAAGCAATAGAAATGTTGCCTTCGACGGGAGGAGTTGTTTTTATCAAAGAGGGGACTTATGACATAAAATCAGTAATCCAAATAAATAAAAGTAATGTGAAACTTCAAGGAACGGGAAAGGGAACCGTCTTAAAATGCGTAACAACTGGTATAGGAATGATAGAAACAACAAATAATCCCGACGCTGTGGAAGTGGCGGATTTATTGATTAATGGGAACTCAAAAGTGATAAGAGGAATTTATTTTTACGGATGTAGCAATAGTAGAGTGTTCAATGTCAAATTAATAAATGCTGGCTCAACAGCTGGAGCTAATGCAGGAATTCATCTAGACGCATTTGGGTTGAATATGAGTCTTTATCTAAATAATAAAATCCTTTTTTGTGAAGCGATAGGGTTCAAACCTGATTTTGAAATATCGGCTGATAATTCAATAGTAACAAACAACACGGCGAGTGATAGCCCAAACCATTCAGGAATAGATGTTTATGAATCGAGTAATAATATAATTGGAAACAATTTGTGTGATGGGAATTGGAGAGCAGGAATTCAAATAGAATCTACAGCAACGGACACTATAACAACTGGAAATATTTGTATAGGAAACACAACTTATGGAATCCTTGTGAATGGGGACAGAACAATAATCGAAAATAATAATTGTTCATCGAATGGTGCATATGGGATTGATATAATCAACACAGCAGACAGAACTTTATTAACAGGGAATATAACATTAAGCAACACAACGGCGCAAATAAGGGACAACGGAACTAACACTCATCCAAACGGGGCAAGCGGAACAAACAACCTCGCCCTAGACGATTTAAATATAATAGCATAAAACATGGCACAGAATATAAACACATCAGAAGCAAGCGACCTCGCAACCGCAGACCCGGACTATTCAGTAGACCCACAAAGCACGGATGCACAAGGGGAGCAGAAAGAGACAAAGTGGACAAATGAAAAATGGACGGACTGGTTTGGATATTATAAACAAATCCCAGAGCTTCACTCTGTAATAAATGCGAAAGCAAGTTATACCGTCGGGAAAGGAATTAAAGGAGCGGAAGAAATTACATCAAAAATTAACGGATGGGGCAAAGACACATTCTCAACAATAATCGAGAACATGATTATTATTAATCAAGTAGGGGGCGATGCCTACGCAGAAATCATAAGAAATAAAAGTGGGAAAATTATTAATCTAAAACCTTTAGACCCGGGGGCTATGGTTCACGTCGTAAATTCAAAAGGCAGACTAAAGAGATTCGAACAGAACTACAAAATAGGGGACGTGAAGAAGACACGGAAATTTAAAATTAATGAAATATTTTATTTGCCAAGAAACAGGGTCGCTGATGAAATACATGGGACATCAATAGTCGAGAAACTTGAAGAGACAATATTAATGAGGAACGAAGCGATGGCAGACATGAAGTTATTATTGCACCGTCACGTAAAACCATTCGCAATCTATGAATTGAATACTGATGATACTACAAAGATTAAAGCATTCAAAGACCAAAAGGATGCGGCCTCAAAAGGTGCGGAGAATATTTATGTCGCGATGGGTTCTGTGAAAGTTACCCCGGTCGTAACACAGGCGGGTTCAATCGGAGAAGCAAGGGCATGGATAGAACAACTTAATAATTATTTCTATCAAAGTACAGGGGTGCCTAAAGTAATTCTTGGAGACACAAGTGGAACATCGGAAGCAGGAACCAAGATGGGATATTTTGCATTCCAACAAATAGTTGAAGAAGAACAACTCTCGGTAAAGACACAAGTCAAAGAACAATTAGGTTTAAATATTACATTGGAGAAACCAGCGTCGCTGGAGAAAGATTTACAAAGGGATGAAGTCAAAGACGGAAATCAAACTAAACCAAGTGATACGAAAGCGACAATGGGAGGTAAGCAAGTATGATGCAAAGTGAAATAATAGGACTGATTGGAACCGTAGGTTTCCCTATTGCAGTCACAGTTTATTTATTATTAGAGAGAGGGAAGACCACAAAAGAATTAACAAAGGCAATAACAGAACTTACAATTTTAATTAAAGCGAAGGTGAAGTAATGAGTAGTATTCAGAAACTCGTTGATGGGAAATGGACTCTCATTTATTTAGATGATGCAGAGATTAGAGAGATTCTTTTGGCAGGAACATGGACATATCAATATGATGAGAACGGAGGAATAATTAATCTACCTTACTATAAATCAAAAATCTCAATCAATCTACATGAAGATTTAACAACTCAAGAAATGTATGACATGGAGAAGGACGCTGCGATAGAGGCAGGGAAAGAAGACGCACTCCCCGACCCTGATGACCCCGACCTACCATACCCCGAAAGAATAATCGACGACGAAGCAACCGTAACTTATCCTGATGAACCCGAGGAAGAAGTGGAACCCGAAGAGTCATACCCAAACGAACCAATATACCTTAACCCACCAGCAGACCCAACGGTAACCGAAGCAAAGAAGGCAGAGGTTTTAGCATCGATGACGGAAGAGACAAGATACCCAGCAGTCTCGGAATGGTTGTCATCGGCAGAATGGGCGACAAGACATAGGGAACTATGGACTATCAATCATCCAACACAAGCAGCAATCTTAGGAAGAGTTGCACAGGGGACAATCATAGGAACTGGATTAGTTGCGGCTGGGGGAATAGGCGCGCTCGCCGCCGGCGGAGGATTAGCGGCAGGAACTATAACTCACACAGCGGCCGCGTTTATGGGAGCAGATACTCTGATGGTATGGTTGGCAGAGGATAATATTTTAACAGGGTTAGGATTCACAATCCGGAAACTTAAATATTGTAGAGAAAGAGGAATAAAGACAAAGGCAGAAGCAGACGCAATAATTAATAAAGTAATTGAATGGGCGGATGCAGCCGAAGCTGTTGTTGATTTGTCCGTGACATTCAACCCTCTATTAATCCCATTTAAAGAAATTCTTTTGGCAAATGTGGAGAAGTCGAAACTAGATTTGGAATTAGAAATCGCGGCAATCGATGATGTGGAGTAACGTCCACTCCCCCCCCTATCTAGTAAGGGGGGAAGATGGACTTGGTCGATAAGTTTATAAACACACACACACTATTATATTTATGGTATTACAAAAGAGGCCAACTGAAGAACTAGAGAAGGAAGAAGTTAAGAAAGAAGAACCTAAAGAAAAATCAGCGATAGAAGAAGCTAAGGAAGTTAATGTAAGAAAGGCGGAATTGCTTGAGAGAGAAGAGGCGCTACAAAAACGTAAGGAAGATTTTGAAGCAGAGAGAATGGTTGGCGGTCGTGCAGATGCAGGGGAAGAAAGTCAAAAGACAAACGAGGAAAAACTCGAGGAGGAAACAAATGCATTTTTGGAAGAAGAGAAGTGATGGTTTATCTCGGG